CTTGTAGGCCAAGCCATCCTTGATGACGAAGTGAAGCACCTTGCCTGACTCGTAGGTGCGTTGCTTAATAGGAAGTACCATGGTGTATGGATATAAGGTTAGACAAATAGTAACCTACCTCAGTTACTACATGCGCTTAAGTTTAGATGTGGTGTATGTTAGATGCGCACTCCACTTATCATATTGGTAGGTTACTAAAAGGGTCGGGGTATTCCCAAACCCGATACATCGTAGGGGTCTGTGATGGTGTAGGATTCCGCTCTCAAAAATTTTTCCCAAAAAAAAATCCCCGCCTTAGCGAGGAAGTCTAGTCCAGTGGAAAGTTTCTATGAATGGCTTCACATTTAGCTTGTACTGCAAATCCCTGACGTTACCCATAATGGAGTACAGCTCTGGATCATGCATCTTCGCTGTAGCAGTTGTTATGGGTCTAAATTTTATTTTCGTCTTAGCCATCTCTATACCTGTGGTACAATGCTAACTTAGTTAAGTTGTCCTATATTTGCAAATGTAAACCACACTATTATGGCCAAGCAATCAGCATTTGACATCTACGTACGTAAAAACGTCTCCCGCCCTGGAGTGCATGCTAAGACAAAAAGTTCTGTGCACAAGAAGTCCAAGAACTACAAAAAAGCATATCGCGGACAAGGCAGGTAACGACAGACTTAAGTCTCGTTAACGGAGCACGGTAACGTGCCCAGACATTTCTATAACCTTCCTAGACTCAAACGTTCTAGCGTTGAGAGTCCATACGTATACCCCGTTTGAAACAGGGCTCCCAAGGAAATCACCACTCCATCTATCTGATGGGTCGGCTGAGTACCATATAGTATCACCCCATCTGTTGTAGAGTCTGCAGTCCCACTCCAACCAGCACTCGTCAATCGTTATAATCTGCCAGAACTCATTGATGTTGTCCCCGTTCGGGGTAAATACGTTGGGGGCTTTGATGCACGGGTCATTGCAGTCGGGGTCATCTGGGCCGTAAATGCACTCCCCCTCAATCGTACACTCCTCGCAGAAGTTCAGAGCCTCAAAGTCTAGGCATCCCTGGTAGACACAACTACCATCATCCTCAGTAGCCTGCTCATCATAGTTGTATGCATTGACATCCAGACACCCAGAGTACACACAGCTCCCATCATCCACATCAGCAGTAGAGTCATAGTTGCTTGCCTCCTCATCCAAGCATCCCCCATACTGACAACTCCCGTCACTTATCGTAGCAAACTCGTTGTAGTTGAAAGCAGACGCATCAATACACCCGTAAACAATCGGGGGAGGAGGTGGGTAGCAAGAACCAGCCAGCGAGAACTGCAGGAAGTTGTTAGGGATGTTTACATCTGGGTACGGGAAACCACCCAGTCCAGGTCCCCCAAGTATTGTCTCACTGTCATTGATCTGGAAAATTGTGAGAATAACGCACTCCTCAAAATAGGACCCAATCTGGAGCGCATTTCTCCAGCACATAAGGGTCCCACTCCCAGCAAGAGGAGTATCGTCAAGTATATTAAACGTAATAGTATCCCCCGTCTGCAGGATATTGTCAGGCCCCTGACCTATCTCAAAGCCTGGGAAGTTCAAGGGGTAAAGAAGTAGAGCCCATTGGGAGTCCTCACTAAGACACTGGAACGGTGATGGGAAAACAGGGGGGTTGAACGACAGACCGAGAATAAACTCCCCAATGCTATCTGCCTCTGTCCCGCACTGACCGTTGTTAACTACAAGTGTAAGATCCGTAGATATCGGATTGAACCCGTAGATCTCTATGTCACACTGACCCCAAGACATTAGTGGGATCAAAAACCAAATAAGCTTCTTAATCATTCATCAAAGTTTAGTTATTGAACAAATATCTTCTTGGTCTCCAGGTTACACTTTACGATGTAAATACCAGAAGCAAGATTTTCGACAGGCCCCGGGACAACTCTCCCAGACATATCGTAATACACAGGCTTGCCAGATGCTTGCCCGTTTGTGCTTGGTTCAAGCTGACCCTCAAGCTCTGTGACAGACGTAACAACACCTATTGACAAAGCAGGTTCAACAAGGCAATCTGTTCTCCCGAACTCAGTCAAGAACTCCAGCAGGTCGAGCACGTTAACAATCTGATCCCCGTTGATGTCCCCAACACAATCACCCACACACTGGTAGTCGTTCATCAAGAGAGATGCATCTTCTACCCCAACAACCCCATCATTGTCTATGTCTGCAATGCAGTCATTCTCGACCCCATCAACACAGAAGTCAAAGACAAGCTGACTCCAGTCATCCCCTGAAACATCAACCCCAATAAGCTCACCGTTCAGGAACATGTCTACCTCACCCCCATACTGAATACCATCCCCACCTGCATCCTCAATAATAAAGTTGTAGCACCCACTAGACAGACAAGTCTCGTAGCTGCGAGTTGTAATCCCAGCACTCCAAGGACCATCCCCAATAATCACATCCTTGCTATCCTGCCCCACAAGCACCCAGTTGGTCTCGCTTGCAAAGAACCCACTGGTAAAGTCCATCTCCCACAATGCACCAGGAGAGTATGCCACGTTCCCAGAAAGAGAGTCATTGCCTGCATACTGATCAGACTCAGAGACAAGAACAACATCAAAGTCACCCTGCACAGGTACCCCCTCAAACACCACCTCGTACGAGCCCCCATATTCCACATCGTAAACCCACTGCTCATAAGACACACCATTCGCTGTAAGAACAACAGTCGCTGCAGGCATGGTATTGAGCGCAGTCCCAATCACATTGACTGAGACATCCTGGTTCTCCAAGCAGAACTCTGGCTTGTATACAAGGTTAGCCAAACCAGCATCGAAGTCTACAGGGGGTACGCAGTTCAAGTTGTCAATCAGGTCCGCTCTCTCATTTACTATGCATGCATGCATTCTCTCTGCCTGCCCCTGCGTGTATGAATCTCTACACACCTGACCCGTATAATCCATGTAGTTTTCTACCATGGCTCCAGGACATGCAGGACTCACACAGGATACGTTGGTAATCGTCGGGGGTGTATCACACACCATATCTCCCTGTGTCTCGCAGTTGCCCTCAGACCCACAGTCGAAGGTATTTAGGAAGGTATGCTGAAGGTTCAAGTAGTGACCAAGCTCATGCGTAAAAGTCTTACCAAGGTTGGAGTCAGTAATCACAAACTTGGAGTACCGAAGAACAACCCCATCCAAACAGTTATTTGTAGGACCGGGGTATGCATACCCGTTGATGCCGTTGCTCCCATTGATCTGAGTAACAATGTACACATTCACATACCTATCCACATCCCAGCACCCAAGTGACTTAAGCTGCAGGTCCGGCATACCATCATCCAACCCACTAACAGCAACACCATTGTTGACGTATGCAGGATACCCAGACAGGTCATACCTAACAATACCAGTCGTAGGATTCCCATTGGGATCTCTCTGAGCAAGGCAAAAGTCTATCTTGGTATCTACCCCAATACCATCACCTGTACTACCAGGCACCTTTCTGAAGTGGTTGTTGCTCTCAACCAGTGCCTCTAGAACCTGCTCATCAGATACGTTGAAGCTTTCCCCAATAGGTTCCCCAAGGTGCATAATATGGAACACAACGGGGAGAGTGGCAACCTCTACATCAGCCAAGTTGATGTCTGACCGGTTCAGCCCCATAATCTTAACTTGAGGCAGAAGATCGGTAGCACACTCCTGTGCTGATATATTGAGTGCTAAGGTGATAGCAAAAAGTGAGAGTATAAATGAACGCATAGTTTGAGACTTTTGTTTGTGTGTAAAGATAGAAAATTTTGAGCAACTATTGTGTCATAGTAGTGTCCGATGTATATTTGCCAAGAGACCGCACAAGCGACCGGCCCTCGGTAACCAAAAAGGGGCCTAGACATCGGGTTACAGTAGCTGTCACCATAGGCAGTGAACGTTGTCCCCGGTAGTTTCGAAAAGTGCGTTGGTATAAAACTCGGGTGGGAACAAGGCTATAGGCTGACAGAAATGCCCCCACGTAGGCTAAACACGGCGAGTGGAAATCCAACGTTAAACACAAAACCAAGGGGGAATACTTGTATCCATGAGAGAAATCAATCGCATAATCCTACACTGCTCAGCAACTCCAGAAGAGAGAGACATAGATGCAGCAACAATCCGAGACTGGCACGTGAATGGGAATGGGTGGTCAGACATAGGCTACCACTATGTGATCAAGCTAGACGGGACGATAGAAGGGGGAAGACCCATACATATTGCAGGAGCACACACGAAGGGACACAACGATGACTCCATTGGTATCTGCTATATTGGGGGAGCTGACACAGACATGAACCCCAAGGACACCCTGAATGACTGTCAAGAGGCAGCACTCAAAGAATTGATATACTCATTGCGAATGGTGTGGGACAAACACCTTACATTGCACGGACACAATGAGTTCAGTTCAAAGGCATGTCCTGGATTCAAGGTCAGCAAAAAATTCCCAAACCATCTATGAAAGTACTGATACACACACTCGTGTGGAAAAGGCCGGAAGTTACAGAGCTTACTTACAGAGGATTTGACAGGATACAGCAGAGGCTAAAAGAGGCAGGCATAGAGTCTGAGGTACTCATCACATCTTCAGAGCCAGATCACACGGCACGTGCCCTACTGAGGGGATACAACGTATTTGAAGAGCCCAACTTCCCAGTTGCAACCAAGTACAACAATGCAATGCTGAACACGTTGCAGTACGAATGGGACTACCTTTTCGAGATGGATAGCAATAACTTGCTGTCTGACAGATACATACAGGCCTGGATAGATGCAGCACGAGGAGGCAAGGAGTATTTTGGTCTTAGAAACTTCATTGCCCTACACCAAGGCAACGAAACATGCACCCACTATTACACCAGAGCAGCCAGGAAAATAAGCAAAGTGGGAAGGGGGTCACGCCGAGACCTGTGGGAAGAGATAGGTAAGACTGGGAGGTTTGTCCATAACCTAGAGAGAAACAGCAATCTGGATGGGATGACGAACAAAACAGTGGGGAGAGATAGAGTAGAGGCCATCTCTTACAGAGAGTTTGAAGCAGCACTAGATATAAAGACTGGGGAGGACATACATGTGCATACCCACAGAGCCCAACCCGCAGACCTAGATCACCTAGTTAGTGTGTTCCCAGAATTAAAGTATTGGTTATAGATAAATCTTTTATATATTTGTTGCAAATCAAGCAACAATGTCAAAGATTAACTTTAAACCAACACGGGACTGGATTGTCCTCCCACTTCAACGTAAGGACCAAACAGATGCTGGCATTCTCCTGACCGGGGGCGCAGAGAACTCTTTGCGTAGCAACATTCTTCAAGTAATTGCTGCCGGACCAAAATGTGAAATGGTCAAGGAAGGTGACACAGTTATGGTGCACCCAACCTCAGAAGGATTGATTGTGGATATTGAGGGCAATGACTATGTAATGATTAACGAGTTTCAAGTTTGTGGAGTAATCCCAACATGAAGGGAACCGTAACCATATCCTTAGAAGACTTCGAGGAACTTAAGCAGGCCAAGACAAAAGCAGTAGATCAGATTGCAGGAGTCGGGCGTGCAGCAAAGGAGCTTGAAGTATTTCTGTCGTTTCTATGTACTAGAGAGTCCATCTCTGTGTACGTAGAAGAGTTCAACAGGCAGTCAATAACATCTAGGATAAACATAGATGAGGGCCGTGCTAAAATAGTATTTAAAGATGTCGAGAAAAATAACGATTAACCCAAGCACCACCTATCAGTTTATTCAAGTGTTCAATGGTATATTGGAACTTACTGATAAGGAGATGCAGGTATTGTCTAAGTTTATAGACTTGAGTACCACAATCAATCTATGCTCTGCCTCCAACAAGCGGGCTGTAGCTGAGGATCTAGGTATCAAGGAGGCCAATACTCTGAACATCTACGTCAAGAGGTTGAAGGACAAGGGGGCCATTGTAAAAACCAAGAACGGGTACAGGGTCTCCAAGCTCCTAGAGCTGAACGAGAAAGTAATTATTGAAATTCAAAAGCAATGAAGTCTATCTACAAAATGGTGAAAGGCTTTGCGAGAGAGGCCTACGAGTTTGCAAAGCAGGGAGCACCAAGTGTTACCCCAGAGCAATACAAGCAGAGGTTGGAAGCATGCCATGAATGTCCTCACCTGAAGAAGGACATAGAGAGATGCGGACTGTGCGGATGCTTGGTTGAGCACAAAGCCAAATGGGCAACAGCCAAATGCCCGGACAAGAACGAAGTAAGATGGGAACCAATCAAGGTTGGTGCAAAAGGGAAGAAAGTAAAACTTAAGTCCAATGAACCAAAGGGTGATACTCCAGATACTGGCGACCAAGTACAATCTACCGATACAGAAGGTTGAGGAAGCAGTCTACTACCAGTTCAAGTACACCGCAGACATCATTAGGGCAGGAGAGTTCGAACCTGTAAGACTGCCTTACCTAGGCAAGTTTCACGTACTCCCCGGAAGATTAAAGTATCTCAACAATGAGGGACCTGATAACCGTAAGTAATAACGTAGTTGTTCCAAGCGCTTATGCACTCACCATCCAGGAATTCAAAGGATTGAAATCCCAGGAGTTGGGGGCTGTGTACTTCTACTCTGATCACCGATCCCCCTACGCTGTGTACGACGAGAGTGAGAGGGTTAAAAAAATAAGTCAAGACCTAAAGGTTAAGTTCACCCCTAAAGTGAGAGGTGCGATAGATAAGTATAAGGAACTGTCTGAAACATCAGCCATAAAACTCCTTAAATCTGCTAGGGCATCAGTCACCAAGTTGGAGAAGTACTTTAGGACAGTAGACCTAAACATACTGGATGATAATGGGAAGCCCATCTATCATGCCAAGGACCTGATCGCCAACCTGTCAAACATGAGCAAGGTGGTGAATGGTTTGGATGAGCTTGAGGAGATTGTCAAGAAGCATCAGCAGAAAGACAACCCAAACAGAGGTGGTGTCATCACAAACAAGTATTCACAATGAGTCTAGGCGGGTGGGCCATAGGAGAGAAGCTGTACAACTGGATCAGAGAACGATCCCCACAACCAGTCAAAATACTGGAGATGGGGAGTGGGTCCGGTAGTCACAAGCTTAGCGAGCACTACGACATGCACTGCATTGAGCACGACATGAAGTGGATGAACAAGTACGACGGCATTACCTATTACCATGCCCCAATCGTAGATGGGTGGTACGATCCAGCTGTGATAGACGAAGTACCCAAAGACTACGACATGCTCCTAATCGATGGGCCCCCAGGCAAAATAGGGAGGCTAGGAATACTGAACTATGTAGAGGAACTAAAGATGGGTGGGAAGGTGATCATCATAGATGACATCCAGAGGCAGGCAGAAAATTCATTGTTCCTACAACTATGGGCAGCAATAGGCTCAGGGGAGACAGAAGTCTTGGTGGATGGGAAGAAGAAGTTTGGTGTCATATACAATTCGTAAGATGAGGATACTGAAACTACGTAGTGAGATGGACTTGAATAGTGCTAACTATAGAGTCAACAATGATGTAATCGACTCGTTGCCTGGTTCCGCTTTATTCATGTCAGAGGAAATCAATCTAGACAGTTACGACATAGTGCTGCTGTCCCAATACAGCAGGTGGAAGGACTATGGGAACTTACTGAAAAGGGTAAAGGAGCACAAAGTAAAAACTGTGCTGTTTGATAACGACAGCTGCTACCGATCATTCTCAGACAAATTCTACGAAGGCATTAACTACATATTCTACAGATGTGCAGACGAAGATGGGAGAACACCAGAGAATGGCAGTTGGCTACCTTGGTCGGTAGACACTAAATACTTTACTCCCTCATACGGAGGGGAGGGTATTATTATGCCATGTACAGTAAATAGACAGTACCCACTTAGGCGAAGGATACACAGAATACTTCCGCGAAAGAGAGAGGTAGGATTGAACTATGTTGCATCTCTGCAGAATGCAGCAGGGGCTATACATACGGACAGCCCCATAGTACCACAGGTGCGTGCCAAAGCACTTGAATATGCTGCATGCGGCACACACATAATTTCAAACAGAACATCACAGATGGACTTTTTCTTTCCCGATGAATTGATAACTTACTTTGATGAGGTTGCAGAAGTTAAAGAGATGATAGAAAACTTTGAACCAAATGTTGAAGTACAGAAGGAGCTTAGGCATATAGTAGAAACCAAACATTCCACAGAGCATAGGGTGAAGGAGATTATGGAGATACTGCACGATGTTTAAAGACAGCAAAAAATATTCACCCGCAGCACAGTACTACTTGGACCATGGCTTCTACACAGATGCCATCCCAGGTACAAAGGAGTACTATGAATACTGGGATGAAGAAAGAAAACGATGCTTAGAGGGATACCTAGATCTAACCGGATACCATTACTTCTACCTAAATTTTTGCCCCATCGACCGAGTCGTAGACGACTTCCTGGCAGATGGTACCAAGATCGCCCGAAGAGACAGAACATTTCCTGCCTTCTACGACGGAGACCACCACTACTTCACTGCGGTAGACGAAGCTAGAAGAACAAACAAACACCTGATTGTACTGAAGGCACGACGTAAGGGATTCTCTTACAAGGCAGGGGCTATGCTAGCTAGGAACTACTTCCTGATGCGTAACTCCAAGAACTACGTATTCGCATCTCAGAAGGAATACCTGATCGGGGACGGATTGCTCAGCAAAGCCTGGGACTTCCTATCATTCATCGATGACAACACAGCATGGACACAACCACGACTGCGTGACCGTGAGATGCACAAGCAGTCAGGGTACAAGAAGAATGTAAACGGGGCAGACGTAGAGCTCGGTATGAAGTCGCAGATTATTGGGGTATCTCTGAAAGACAACCCAGACAAGGTCCGTGGTAAAGCAGGTGATCTGATATTCTTCGAGGAGGCAGGGTCATTCTCTGGATTGCTCAAGGCTTGGGAGGTAGCTATGCCTACAATGAGACAGGGTTCCAAGACACTGGGTACCATGATAGCATTTGGTACGGGAGGTGAAGAGGGATCAGGCTTTGAGGGTATGGAGGAACTGTTCTATCACCCTGAATCATACGACTGCCTATCATTTGACAACGAGTGGGATGCAGGAGCCATGGGTACCAAATGTGGTTACTTTGTCCCCATATTTACCAACCTAGACGGGTTCATCGATGACGATGGGAACTCGCTAAAAGACCAAGCCAAACAACATGAAGAGGTACAAAGGGAAAAGAAGAAAGGGGCCAATGACCCAAAGGCACTTGACCAGTATGTCGCGGAGCACCCGTTTTCGCCGCAAGAAGCAACCCTCCAGGTTACAGCAAATCTATTCGACGTTAACTCACTTAAAGAGCAGTATAACAAAATTAAAGCCCATGGACTTGAAGCAGAAGGAACCGCAGGTGTCATGTACTACAACAAAGACGGGAGAGCGTCATTCCGCCCATCTGGGGAAGTACATCCGGTTTATAAGTTCCCTCACAGAAAGGGAGACAAAACTGAAGGAGCAGTCGTAATCTACGAGGCACCTCACACAACAAAGGAAGGCGAGGTACCACACAATCTGTATCTTATATGCCATGACCCTTACGCACAGTCTAAGTCAGCAAGCAACGAATCGCTTGGGGCGTCTTACGTAATCAAGCGACCAAACAATCTATCCAAGCCGGATGATATAATCGTAGCAAGCTATGTCGGTAGACCACAGACACAAGATGAGTACAACCGCAATCTATTTATGCTGGCGGAGTACTACAACGCCAAGATTGGGTTCGAGAACGATCGTGGCGAGCTTATTGCTTACGCGAAGAGATATCGCAAACTACATAAGCTACAGGAAGAGTTTGAGATGCTAGACAAGCGAGACCTTCGCTCCAAGACAGTAAAGCGTCAGTACGGGATGCACATGACCGAACAGCGCAAAAGACAGGGTGAGCTATACATCAGGGACTGGCT